AAATATCATGAGTGCGCTTCGCTTGGTTTCGGCAACAAAAACTTGCAACACTTGTAAGGAAGAAAAGTTGCCCACCGAATTTTCGTTAAACAACGCAGCAAAAGATGGCTTGCAATACAACTGCCGGACTTGCGATAACAAACGCCAAATCCAACGTAGGCAAAAAAATCCAGATGCCCATCTTGAGTACCATCGAAAGTATCAGCGTAACCGCCGAAAAGATTTTGATTACCGTTTGCAGATGTTAATAAACGCATCAAAGCAAAGAGCCAAGTTAAATGACCGTGAACACGACATAAACGTGGAAGACATAAAGGCCATTTATCCAGTTGACGGCTGCTGCCCAATTTTCGGAATAAAACTTGAGTTCAACGGCGCGGGGTTTAGAGACAACAGCCCTAGCATTGACAGGATAGACTCAACAAAAGGCTATACCCGCGACAACATCCAAGTGATTTCTTGGAAGGCTAACCGCATAAAAGGCGCATCATCTTTGCAAGATTTAGAGATGATGGTTGCTTATCTGAAACAAGGAGATTGATGTGTCCAATTATGTTCAAAGTACCAACTTCGCCACCAAGGATGCATTGTCCTCGGGTGACCCGTTGAAGATTGTTAAGGGCACAGAGATCAATACTGAGTTCAACAACATTTCCACTGCGATTGCAACTAAGGCAGACTCAAGCAGCCTTCCCGTCCTTACTGGAGCAGTGTTTCACTTTGCGACAAACGCAGCCCCAACTGGTTTCTTGGCGGCTAATGGCGCAGCAGTATCTCGCGCCACTTATGCTGCTTTGTTTGCAGTAACTGGAACCACGTTTGGAGTTGGTGACGGTTCGACAACTTTTAACCTGCCCGACTTGCGCGGTGAGTTCATCCGTGGATGGGATGATGGTCGTGGTCTTGATGCGGGTCGCGCTTTTGGTTCGGCTCAATCTGATGCGGTTGAATCGCACAACCACGGTATTTCTGTACGGGGTTCCGTCAGCAGCCATTCGCACCGAATTGATGGCCCGGCAGAAACCTATGTCGCCGCTGGCGCAAGCAACAGCATTGGTGGTTCTGGTGCTGTTTACAACGATGCTGGTGCCATTGCCAATTTTGGCGGCACAGATACTCGCCCCTTCAACGTGGCCTTGTTAGCCTGTATTAAATTCTGAGGTATCTCATGAAACAAGTTTGTCAATTAAACGCATCAGGTTACTTTGTCGGTTTGGCATCCGCCCAAGAGTCGCCACTTGAGCCTGGGGTGTTTTTGCTACCTGCCGGATCTATTGACGCAGCGCATCCGACCATACCTGAAGGCCAGCGCGCCAAGTGGAACGGGTCTTGGGTGTTTGAAAATCTTCCGCAGCCAGATCCAGAACCATCGCTGCCCGAACTGAATTACGCCGAGAAACGAATGGCTGAATATCCCTCGTTGCTGGACTACATTGATGGAATTGTGAAGAGCGATCAAGCGCAAATTGACAAATACATTTCTGACTGTTTGGCGGTCAAAGCCAAGTACCCCAAGCCGTAACATCAAGCCCCAAAGGAAATCACATGAAACTCATTGCAACCGTTGCCGCAGCCTTGACCCTGACGGCTTGCGCCACAAGCCAAGACGCTTACTACAACGCCATCTCGGAGCGCGAGAAGCGTTTGGCGCAGCAGGAGATGATTGCCGATACAGCCATTGCTGATATGGCGGCAAAAGGTGACCTCCAAGCCAAGGGTATGGGCATCATGTATTTTGCTTTGAAGAACGCTGGAGCCAAGCAAGCACAGCAAGCGATTGCCGCACCTAAGACTGCTGCCGAGACTTTGCTGCCTTGGGCCGCGTTGATTGTGCCGAGCATCACCCAGTTTTACAGCATCACCAAAAATGCCGAGATGTCGATCAACAACAGCAACAACGCTTTGGCTGGCAAGCTGGCTGACAACGACATGATCGTTGACCTGGTGCATGACCGAATCCCCCCGATTGTTGGCACTTCTGATGATGTTCTGCTCTACCCACGATGATCTTTCCAACGCCTTACTTGTTGGCTGGTGCGCTGGCTGTGGGGTTGCTCACTGGCTGGACGGCTAACGGTTGGAGATTGAACGGGAAGATTGACGAGATGGTGCTGGAGCATACGCAAGCTGTTCAGATTGCAACTCAGAAGGCACTGGAAGAAACGACACGGATGCAGGGAGAGAAAGATGCAGCAGTTAAGAAAGCAATGGCTCAAACGCAGCGCAATATGGCTGACGCTTCCGCTGCTCGTAATGAGCGTGACAGGCTGCGGGACGACCTCGTTGCCAGTCGTAGCTCCATCCCCAACGCTACCGACACCTCCCTCGCTGAGTACGCCAGTGCCCTCAGTGTCGTATTCGAGCAATGCACAAAAGAATATTCAGATTTGGCAGAAAAGGCTGACGGACACGCCACTGACGCCCAAAGTCTCTTCACAGCTTGGCAAGCCATTGCCGCAGTGAGGTAAAGCATGATCACACATCACTTCAGCGATGGACTGTATGCCAAGCAAGCGGTTATCCCTGCTGGCACAGAAGCACCGTTTGAGTGTTCTAAGTGCGGAGCCTGTTGTAGAAAAATTAACTGCCAGCACATAACTGATGACAATCTGTGCAGTATTTATGAGTCCCGACCTTTGGTGTGCAATATTGAAAAAGGTCACGAGGTTTTCTTTTCTCACATGAGTAAAGAAGATTACTACCGAGAAAACAAACGAATTTGCATAATTTTGCAAGAGGAGAAATAAGATGGCGATTCCAGCACTTATTATGGGCGGCGCTGCTTTGTTGGGCGGCGCTTTGGCAGGTCGATCTGCTCGAAAAGCAGCAGAAACCCAAGCAGGTTCACAACTTGAGGCCGCACGACTTGCAACTGAAGAGGCGCGATTCCGTCCTGTTGGGATAACGACCCGATTTGGTCAGTCGCAGTTTCAAACAGGCCCAGACGGGCGTGTCACAGGCGCGAGTTACACACTAGACCCAACACTCCGAGGTTATCAAGACCGATTCATGGGATTGGCAGGTAGCGCACTTGAACAAGCAGCAAATGCTCAAAAGCAATATGCACCGCTGCAAAGTGGTGCAAAAAGTCTGTTTAGATTAGGCCAAGGGTACTTGGCTGAAAGCCCACAGGCAGCAGAAGCACGGTTCATGGCGCAGCAACAAGACCTTTTTGCCCCTAGCCGTGAACGCCAACTGGCGCAATTGCAGCAAGGCTTGTTTAACACTGGTCGTGGTGGTTTGGCAGTAGGTGCAACAAGTGCGCGTCCAAGCGGTGCAGCGGGTCTTAGCGCAGCCTCTCCTGAAGCTGAGGCTTACTACAACGCTTTAGCGCAACAAGATGCACTTTTGGCGACACAAGTTAGCCAAGGCGCTATGGATCAGATTAGATTTGGTGCTGGTTTGTTTGGCACTGGTGGCAACTTAATCACGCAGAGCTATCAAGGTCAGGTGGCGGCTCTTGGCCCGTATGAAGCGTATCTCCAGCAGATGCAAAACTTGGAAGGCTTGGGCCGGGAACCGCTTGATATTGGCTCTGCATTGGGTGGGCGTATTGCCAGCCCATCAGGGGCACAGGCTTTGTTGTCAGGCGGTACGAGCGCGGCGCAAAGTCGATTTGCTGCTGACGCTTACAACCCGTTTGCTACGGCCCTGACTAGCGCAAGCAACAACCCTCTGTTGCAAGACGCACTAAAACAATATATCAATCGCCCACCTCCACAACTGGGCTATAACACTGACTTTACTGACCCCACTGGCCCATTTAGATACTAGGAGTTGTCATGGCAACAATCGTAGATACCTTATTCGGCGTATCGCCCGAGCGCCTAGAGCAACAACGAGCAGCAGATGCTGATGCACGTGCTTTGCAGTATGCCAAGCTAGACCCCTTTGAACAGGCCAACTTTGCAATTGGTCGCGGTGCTTATGGCCTTGCAGGTGCGCTAGGCGGCGCTTTGGGCGGTCAAGACCCTGAGTTGCAGCGAGTCACCATGCGACAACAAGTTGCGGGTCAAATTGACTACACCAATGAAGACTCCATTAGGCAAGGTATGGCTAGGTTGTCAGATGACCCTGTGGCTGTGCAACAGTTAGCGCAGATACTCCGTCAGCAACAAGAAAGCGGCGCTTTAATTGAACAGCGTGGGGCGGCGGCAATGGCATCTAAAGCAGCTGCCGTTGCGTCAGCAACAGAGCAAGCACCTAAACCTGTCGTAGTCGGTACCGCGCTTGTGGACCCAGTAACAGGCCGCGAAATTTACAAAGGTCCAAGTCCCGAAAAGTACTCTGCTTTTGCACAAGAATTGATAGACGCAGGTCTGACCCCTGGCACCGAGCCTTTCCAAAATAGGATGTTGGAATATATTAGCAACAAAGCCAAAGGCGCTGCCAAAGGCACTGGCAACGTTTCCATTGGCGGTATCACTATTGACACCGGAGAGGCGTCAAAAGCTGCGGGTAAAGTGGTTGGCGCAAACCTGGCAAACATTGAAAACCAGTATTCACTAGAAACTGCTTTCAAAGACGCTATTAATCTTGTTGACCAAGGGATTTATGGTGGCGCTTACGGTCCTGAAAAACAGTTCATTGCTAAATTTACCGGCATTGGCAGCCCTCAAAAGGTAGAAAACACCGAAGTGTTCTTGGCAAACATTGGAGAAATTGTCATCCCACGCCTGCAACAATTCGGTGGTAACGACTCAAACGAAGAACTGAAATACTTGCAGAAAGTCGTTGCAGGAGACTTGCGTCTGGAGCCTGCTGCGGTCAAACGCATCTTAGCAAGCGCGGAGAAAAAGGTGCAGAACAACATTAAACGTTTGCTTAAACAAAAAGAAGGTGGGGCGTTGCCAACGGAACCGATAACGCCTTCGCCAGACACGCCAAAGGCAACCCAACGCTGGAACCCCCAGACTCGCAAACTCGAACCCATAACAGGGGATTAAGATGCCAAAATATGTCCAAGTAGGTAATGAAGTTGTCGAGTTTCCTGATAGCATGACAGACGCGCAAATTGAACAGGCTCTTTCTGGCACTTCGTCTGCGGCTCCCGTAGACGCACCATCGTCAGGCTTCTTAATGGGCCTAAAAGACCCAATCAGCGGCGGCGCTCAGCTACTACCCCGAGCTTTGGCGGGTATGACCAGTCTTGGTGGCGTGGCTCCCAACCCGGTCAGCGAGTTCTTTAGCCGCGAGGCGCAGCGGGTAGACGAAATGGTGCGAGGCGAGGAACAAGCGTACCAAGCGCAGCGCGAACCAGGCTTCGATGCTGCGCGTTTGGCGGGAAACATTCTTAACCCAGCCAGTTTTACCCCCGCTGCCCGAGCCGCTCAATTGGCGCGTGCCAAAAATGTAGGCACTGTGGGCCAAGCCGCTGCTGCGGGTGTTGTTGGTGGCGCAATGCAACCTGTCGTTGGCGAAGGCGACTTTGGTCGGCAAAAGACCGAGCAAGCCGTTATTGGCGCTGTTACCGGACCAATAGGTGAAAAAGTTGTTTCTGGCGCTGGGCGTGTGCTTAATCCGCTTGTTTCTAAAGCTGAAGTTACGATGCGCGAACTGGGCATTGTGCCTACGACTGGGCAGACTTTGGGCGGTCAATTTAAGACGATTGAAGAGTTTGCCCAGAACTTGCCTTTAATCGGGTCAAGCATTGAAAACGCTCGTCAGCGGGTGCTGTTCGATTTCAACAAAGGCGTTATTAACAAGGCACTCAAGAAGGTTGATGACAAGTTGCCAGTAGACGTTATTGGCCGCGATGCGGTTGCGTATGCATCTGATCAAGTGGGCGCGCAATATGACGATGTGTTGTCCAAAATGTCTTTTGACTTGGACTTCAAAACAACAAGCGACATTCTTAGTTCTTTAAGTAAGGTCAAAGGGTTAGACGCTAACCAGCGACAAACAATTACTGAAACTTTAAATGACATCGTGCTAGGTAAGTTTGCTGGGCAAAAGATTGATGGTCAAACTTACAAAGGCATTGAGTCGGATTTACGTAAAAAGGCAAGTAATTACGCAAACAGCGGCAATGCATCTGAGAAGGAAATAGGGGATGCGCTTAGCAATGTTCTTGGCGTGATAAAAAAAGAGTTATACGCACAGAACCCGAAACAAACGCCTAAACTGCGCCGCATTGACAGCGCGTATGGTGATTTGGCTGTGATTAATGTGGCTGCGGCAAATTCTGGAGCAGCTAGTGGCGTGTTTACGCCCAAACAATTTTCGACCGCTGTACGCCAACAAGACGTGACTCGGCGCAAGTCATCCTTTGCAAAAGGCCGCGCAAGAGGCCAAGAAATATCCGACGCGGCGGTTGAGGTGTTAGGTGACCCAACTAATGCAACAACGCTAGGCCGCTTGGCAGCTGCAACTGCTGGTGGTTTTGGATTGCTCTCGCAGCCGCAAGTTGCTATCCCATCGATGTTTTTAGTTCCGGGCGCATACAGCCCCAGTGGTCAAGCAGCGCTTGACGTGCTACTAAGGTCGCGGCCTGATTTGATGCGGCAAGCCGGAGGTTTACTTTCTAGTCAGGCAGCACCTTTAGGTGGCGTTGTAGCGCCGAGCGCGGTCGGTCAATACAACCTGTCTGAGCGTAGGTAATCTATGCTTGCGGAACTCGCCATTGCCAACGCGGCGTTTTCCGTCATTAAGGAAGCCGTCGCCCACTCTGGCGATTTGCTTTCGGCTGGCGATGCGCTGTTCAAGTACTTTGACTCCAAGGCAGAACTCCAGAAAAAGGCCAACGAAAAGGGTGGCTCAAGCCGTGGCGATCTTGAAGAGTTCATGGCGCTTGAAAAGCTCAAGCAGCAGGAGGAAGAACTCAAGCAGATGATGATCTATTCCGGTCGCGGCGGCATGTGGGACGACTGGTTGGCGTTTCAGGTCAAGGTCAAGAAAAAGCGTGAAGCGGACAAGCGCCAGAAAGTGCTTGATCGTCAGCGCCTGATCGGACGAATCAAAGACGTGGCCATGATCATTTTGATCATTACGCTATTGGGTGGCTTGGGCCTCATCATCGGCTGGGCAATTTGGATGGCGAGGGACGTATGAAAACCATAATCACACTTTTATCCTTGGTGGCGCTGGCGGCTTGCTCCGACACTTACCGCTACCCATGCCAAGACCCCAAGAATTTCGGACAACCGAAATGTGAGCCGCCAGCCTGTGAAGCAGATGGCACTTGTACCAAAGACCTGATGGGACAACCTAAATGAACCAACCCGCAAGCCTTGATGAAAAGCTGAAGTTTTGTATTGGCATCGGCATGACCATGACCCTGATGGGCATTGTCGGCACTGTGCTTTATTCGCTTGTTTTTGTGACGCAGCCAATGGGCCAGATGGCCCCCAACGATGCACGATTCTTTGAGTTACTGTTTCCTATTGCCACGTTTATCACTGGCTCACTTGGAACCTTGTTGGCTTTGAACACCGACAACGGCAAGCCCAAGAAGCCTGAAGCCAAACCTGAAACCCCTGAAGGAGTCTGACCATGACCCAACTAACCCGCAATTTCTCCCTGCACGAACTCACCAAGTCTGAAACGGCTGCCCGTCACGACATGGAAAACGAGCCTGGCTCGGTGGAGATTGCCAATCTGGTGGACCTTGCGGCCAAGGTGCTTCAGCCAATCCGTGACCACTTCCAGAAGGGTGTTCACATCAACTCAGGCTTTCGTCACCCTGACGTTAACGCCAAGGTGGGTGGATCACGCACATCAGATCACTGCAAGGGCATGGCTGCTGACTTGGAAATCCCCGGTGTTCCAAACCCGGAAGTCGCTGCTTGGATCAGAGACAACCTTGAATTCACGCAATTGCTGCTCGAATTTTATGTTCAGGGCATCCCTGACTCTGGATGGGTTCACGTGTCCTATGACCCAAAGAACCTCAAGAAACAGGTGATGACTGCGACAAAGAAGGACGGGAAGACCGTTTACTTACCTGGACTGGTGGCCTGACCCACCTGTCAAACTCAATAAACAGACGAACGTCACTGCCGTACATCTGCATCAGTTTGCGTGATTGCAACAGGTGATGTTCTAGGGTTCTCAGTGGCAAATCCTCTGCGTGGCTGGCCCGTTTGGTTCCGCCATGCAGACACACCAAGCGGATGGTCATGCACTGGTGCTGCGTAAGCCCCCAAGGGTTTGTCTCTGACCGCAGCTTATCAATTTCGGTTGGTGTCATGCGATCCAAATCATAGTAAACATAAACGCGATGCCCACCAGCGCGGTTGCGATGATCACGTACAGACAGATGGCTTGGAGTTTTTCCCAGTTCATGTCTCCCCCTCAGTGATTGGTTCACACACCAAAGAAGGGAACATCTCGTCTATCTGACGCACCATGACAAACCCTTCCATTACACCCGGTACTTCGAACATACCGAAGTAGGCGTCAAGCCATCGGCATTTATGTTTGCCGCTTGGAAAGTTGGCATAAAACTCACAAGAATCAAACCCTTTTTCTTGTGCCCACCGTTCGCATTGATGAATGTTCATCGCTTCTCTCCCCACAGCATCCAGCCCACGATCAGGCCAAACGCCGCGCCAAAGCCCATCGACAACAGGATTTGGATTGCTTCAGTAGTCATAGGTTTTTTTCCTTGAGTTTTTTCTCAGCCCACCAGACGGCAGACTCAAACGCTTGCTTGTCTACCCACGATTCTTTGTGGCCCTGCTCGATGTCCTCGTCCGTCAGCCCAACCCACTGGCGCTGGTGTGCGTACTCTTGAGTGTCGTCATCATCATTTTGGCGGCGCTTGATCTCTGCCTCAATACGGGCAAACTCTTCGTCTTCCGGTGTCATGGCCAAACCCTCCCAATGATGCCCACGGCAATACCGCCGACAAACGACAGCACAACGTAGACCAGCACCACAATGCCCCACAACTTGAGCGTCTTGCGCCAGTGCGTCGGCGTTTCGCTGTTGATCATGGGGTATGACTGCCGCACCTTGGCTGGCTTGGCGATACCGAGGTAATCTTCCATCTCTTTGCGTAGTGTCATTTTTGCCTCCGATCACAGTACTTGTTGATCTCTTTGATGGCCCGTGGCTCGTTGCCGTTGAACCACCAAGCAGTGCAGTGCTTGTACAGCGACTGGTCGTCCATCAGGGCGCGTTCACGCCCCTCAACGTAGCCCTGCTCAAAGCCTTTCTGAAAGGCCGACCCCATCATCTGGTAGCCGATTACGATGGTAAACACCAACCATATTGCGGCGGTGTATTTCAGGGCGGTGTTCATACGATTGCCGTCACAACAAACACACAAAACATCACAACAGCACAGGCGGCGAGTAATTCACCCCACCAGCGAAACAGTGACGGCTCATGCGGAAGCTCAATCGGGTCTGGATGCTCATTGAAGGCTTCCTCAACGGTTCGTGCGTATTTATGAGTAATTGGGTCGTAGCGTTTCATTCGTCCTCCTCGGGATCGTCTGGTGAGCCATCAAGACCGGAAGCGTGTTCATCCCAAATCTTGTCTCTGAGTGCGTCTTGTTCGGTCATAGCACCACCTCCCCTGCAAAAAGTGCCTTGCGCTCACGGGCCACACGCAACGTGTTGTAACGCTGATGAAGGCGTTCCAGCATCTTGATGCGGCGCGCTCCCTTGAGTTCTTGGTCCAACAATTCTTTGACCTGCGGCTCGGACATCCTGGCCAACGCGCTGTTAAGACTTCGCCATGTGTAGTTCAATTTATATCTCCAATGCTTTTAAAACACGCTGACCGCGACCAGACTGGCCTTTTCTGCGCTCACCCGTGTCAATGATGAAACCCTTGTCCAGCAGGGCGCGATACCTGGCGGTGATGGATGAGTAAGGGTAGTCACGGTGCAGTGCCAGAATCTGGTCGCTGATGCACCCTTGGTCGCCAAACTTCTTGATGGCCTCGTAGACCATTCCCTCCAGCTTGGTGCTATCAACTGCGTTTGCTGACGCACGACTTGTGTCGGGATCGTCAGTTCGCACCAGTTTCTTTGGTTCAGTTCCGAAAATTCGATTAAACAAGTCGTGCATGGTCATTCCTTTTTTAAAATTTCTTTGTGTCTTTGCTTGTGACACGGCTGGCAAAGCCACATAACTTCCAAAGGTTTGTCGTAATCCTCATGATGGGCGAGGGATTTTTGTTCTCCGCATCTAATGCAGGGAGTAGATACAAGCAACCCTTTTCTAATGGCACTGGCAACTGCTCCATGTGCTTTAGAACGACGAGTGTCTTCGGCTCTCCATGCTTTGTTGACCTCAGCCGCAAGTTTCACCCTGTGAGGTTCTTTTGCCCTAGCCCTGTCATAGGCTCTGACTTTTTCAATATTCTTATTCCTGTGTTCTGTCGCATCATTTTTTGCACATTCTTTGCATTTATTAAGGTAGCCATCAGCCATCATTGAGTGCTTGTAAAACTCAGCGATAGGCTTGATGGCTTTGCACTTAAAACACTCTTTTTCAAAACGGGTCATGTCGTACTCCTGTGCGTTGGGACATACGACCATTATAGACCCGTTTTAATTAAAAGGGACGTCATCTGCCATATCGTCAAACCCAGAGGCTTGGCGGCGTGGCTGATCTTTGGCTTCGGCTGGTCGTGGGTCGTTCATGTATGCCCAACCATCCCAACCACCTTCACGCAAGGGGATGCTGTCCAGCTTGAGCATTGGGCCGTTCTTTGTCTCAATGATTGACCCGATACGCTGGTAACGCTTCTTCACCTCACCTGATGCGTTTGTGTATTGGCCCGTCACACAACTGATCTCTTTGATTACTTTCGACATTTCATTCTCCAATGATTGATTTAAGGGCGGTTACTTTGGCATCGACCTCTGCCAAAAATGAGGTCACTTCTTCTTCAGCGACTTTTAGCCAGTCGGCATTTCGTTCGACTCGGACAATGAACAGTTGAGCCTTGGCTGGCATCCGTGGATCGAATACAACGTAATCGCACCAGCTTCGATCAGCACAGCGCATCTGCCACTGCATCTGGGCGTAGTACTTGGCGTCCACTGGGTTGCCACCTTGCGAATGGGTCAGCCAGCACTCAAGGGCTGTGCTAGATGACGGGCACTTGATCTCGACCATGCCATCATCCCCAACAAGGCCATCAGGCGAGGCTCCAGCGGCCTCAATCGTTGGGTGAGGTACGAAGCCCACTTCCTCGACCATTTGACCCGTGTGGGCCTCGTATGCGGCTCGGGCAAACGGCTCTTGTTCTGTGCCCCACGCCATTGCTGAATTCGTAAACGACTCACCCTTTTGTCTTGTGATTCTTTCCAGCACAAGTTGGGTCATGTAGTTGGTGCGGCTTGCGCTGTAACCAGTTTTGGTTTTGGCGAGTACGTCAGCTAGGCGGCTGGCAGTAACTTTGCCCAGACGGTCTGCAAACCAGCCTTCAGTACCTTGATCGTTCATGCTGCTTTCTCCTGTTTAGCGCGTTCAACACGGGCTTTCTTGGCGGCGATTACCTTGGCTTGGAGAGCCTGGTTGCCTTGGCAAGCCTCTAATGCTGACTTGTAAAGGGTCGCCAGTTCGTCACTGGTGGCGCTGGCTTCAATCGCTGAGAGGTGGTCAGTAATATCTGGTGCTGGCGCTGATGGTTTGCGGCTGGCGGCATTGCCATCGTCATCTTCGGGAGCAATACCGCAAGCTGCCATCAGTGAGTAGCGTCTGGCGTATGTCAGTGCGCTACCGTACCCTTGGGGATCTTGCTTGCTGGCTGGAACGTGCAGTTTGCCGCACTCCAGCATCTCACCAGACTCGTGGACAAAGACTGTCTCAACAGTCACGCCAATGTGGTCTTCACTTGTGCGCTGGATCAGGGCGATTCCAGCCTCGTTCAGCCCCTCAATGACTGCCTCTACACAGGCCGACAGGTCGGCATAACGTGAGCGAAAGTGTGGATTGGTTGAGCTTTTGAGAGCAGGGCCAAAGGCTTTCTGAGCCTTCACCAATGCGGTGGCTATCTGTTTCATGCTTGCTCCTGGTTGATTTCTAGGGTGAGTTGGCGGATCTCTTGCTCAAGGATCGCGATAAGGTGGTCTTGTTTGCGGATGTGACCCTGGAGCAGTCCCACGTGGTAGGCCAGTCGGGTTCGTGGGTCATCGCTGTATGTTGCGGCTAGTGCTTCAAAGGTTTGAAGTGTGTTCATGGTTTCTCCTGAAAAGACCCTTGCGGAATTGCTAGGGCATGGCGCTATTGTATAGCCCCCTGCACACCTGTCAATAGTTTTTGCACAAAAAATCTAGGTAGATTCCCTAATACGCAGCAAGTAGATTTTGTGGAGTAGAATGGACAGATGACTAAAGATGAAGCAATCAAACGAGCTGGATCGCAGGCTGCGCTGGCAAGGCTGCTGGGCGTAAGTCGTGGAGCCGTTTGGCAGTGGAAGACGCTTCCATCTGGACGGTTGTATCAACTGATGGTTGTTCGACCAGATTGGTTTGACAAGGTATAATGTTTTGAAACCCAGCTAGGTATGGCTTGATCACCATACCGAAAAGCGCACCTCCCGCCTGCTGTCGTTTCTTTCTGGAGGTTTGCGAGGATGCTTAATGCACTACTACCAATTCAACATTGGCGACTATCGGGCCGCCACAGCGCACCTGTCTAACGAGGAGGACTTGGCTTATCGCCGACTTCTCGATATGTACTACGACAGCGAGAACAAGATCCCACTCGATACCCAGTGGGTTTCCAAGCGGTTACGACTTGAAGCCAGTGTGGTTCGAGATGTTTTGAACGATATGTTTGTCAAACAAGAGGATGGCTGGTTCCATGCTAAGTGTGACGAGATCATTCAAAACTACCAAACTATGGCCGAGAAAAACAGGGCTAATGGTCGCCTTGGTGGACGCAAAAAGAACCCAGTGGGTTCCCATGTGGATGCCCAGTGGCAGCCCAACGCTAAGGCAACTAATAACGATAAACCAATAACCAATAACCATAAACCAAATATAAAGACAGTGGCCGTCAAGCGGCCTGATGATGTTGATGAGGATGTTTGGGATGACTTTCTTGCCATCAGGAAAGCCAAGAGGGCGGTTCTTACCCAGACTGCACTAGACGGCATGCAGCGAGAAGCAAACAAGGCTGGATGGTCGTTGAATGAGGCTATCCGAGAAACGGTATCCCGCGGATGGCAAAGTTTTAAGGCTGAGTGGGTGACAAACAGCCAAAACAAGCCAACTGAGACGGTCTACCAAAAAACACAACGTGAAGCGATGGAGGGTCTAGCACCCGGTGTTGCTCGTAAAGCTTCTTTTAACCCAAACATCTTTGAGGCAGAAAATGTCACTTTCATTGAAGGCCGTTGATCGCTTGTTTGAACGCTTGGCTTTGACTTATGGCAAGCAGTTCACGGACATGTATTCCAACCTTGACCACTCTTCTGTAAAGACGATGTGGTCACATGAGTTGTCCACCTACGCTAACAGCCTGCACCGAATCGCTTGGGCATTGGAGAACCTGCCACCCCGTTGCCCGAACGTGATTGAGTTCAAGCAGATTTGCCGCCAAGCCCCTGCACCAGAAGCGACTGCCCTGCCAGAACCCAAGGCAGACCCCGAGAGACTGAAGCGAGAGTTGGCAAAGCTGGCAGACATAAAAAAGGCTGTCGTGGCTGACAGGGTTGACCACAAGGCGTGGGCTAAGAAGATTTTGGCAAATTACACTGCTGGACAGCGAATAAACCCGACAGTTCTCAGGTTTGCACGTGAAGCCCTCCGAAATGAGGTGTGAAGAATGTCAATCATCCACAGAAGCCCCCAAATGGAACCGCTACGACCCGTGTTGCATCTGGTGCGGGGCACGGCTTCTCAGGCAACTTGGCACGTTGAATATCCCGAAAGACCAAATCCAGAAACGCCGAACAAAGGTGCTGACCGACTGGACGAAGCAGGGCCACAACGAAAACGAGATCAGAAGCCTGTTGAGGTCTGGGCCTTGGCACGAACCCCCGACAAAGACGAAACAGGACTTAGCCAAGCGGAGATGATCTACTTGCTGCCAACTTATCAATCAAGGCTTTCATGACTTTTATGGTGACTTTTAGCGTTGACGGTGACCCTGTTGGAAAACAACGGGCAAGGCACAGGCGTGTTGGCAACTTTGTCCGCACCTACACCCCTGCCAAGACCGTGGACTACGAAACCCGCATCCGAGAGGCTGGACGACTGGCAATGGGGTCACAGGAACCCTTGGAAACCCCAGTGACCATGTTTCTCTACATCCGCACTGGAATCCCCAAGTCGTACTCCAAGAAGCGCCGAGAAGCCTGTTTGTCGGGTCAAGAGAAGCCCACCAAGAAGCCAGATTCATCCAACATCTTGAAGGCCATAGAGGATGGGCTGAACGGTGTTGTTTACGTGGACGACTGCCAAATCATCAACCACCACATCACCAAGGTGTACGCATCAGAGTCTGGGATTGAGGTAATGGTCAAGGAGTGTCTGGAATGACCGACAAGTTCGAACTTGAACTGGTAAACCGAATCGATGCATGGCGAGACATCCAGAATAGCCTCTATCCCTTCTTAAAAGGCCGATTAAACGGCGAAACGCGGTGGCTCCTTACCCTGAGTACCAAAAAGCGAACAAGCCCCCAGAATCGCCGATATTGGGGTAAAGGTGTTTTGTCCCAAATATCGGAGCAAGCAAAGGTCGGAGGACAGCAGTACAGTCCAGAGGCATGGCATGAACTAGCCAAGCGTAAGTTTCTGGGTGTAACTGAGTTACCAGACGGCTCAATCGTAGGTAAAAGTTCCACGAACCTTACAACGACAGAGTTCAGTGAGTTTTGTACGCAGGTGGAGGCTTGGGCCGCAACTGAGCTTGGGGTCACCTTTTACGAGCTTCCAAAATGATGTATTTAAACAGGAGTTACCAATGAGACAGTGCCCATGCGGTGGTTTGATTCGAGAACACAGTTTATCTGGCAATCGACAGATTTGGACGTGCAATGCTTGCGGACGCAGGGAGATGTTCGGCGCGGTTGCTGAAGACCCTAAATGGAAATGGTTGACGGAAAAGGAAAAGGACGAGCTTTGGCTTGGGTTCAAGGTGGATGGGCAGTGTCTCAATATTGAGGCATCCATGAATCTAATTGATGCTGTTGAGGCTTTGTTGATGCAAAAGAATATGCCCCCCAGATGATGATCCCCAAACACAACTACATCCGCAGCAAGAAATTACTTAAACTGGTAGCAAGCCTCGACTGCCAGCTGTGTGGATCGGGTGTCTGTGTCCAGGCAGCACACTCAAACTGGGGCGGAGGCAAAGGCAGGGGTATAAAGGCCGATGACAACCTAACCGCAGCACTGTGCATGACCTGCCATTACGACATTGACCAGGGCATAAGGTGGACAAAGGCCGAGCGCCAGCTAGCATGGAAGGTCGCGCACTATAAGACAGTTCAAACCTTAACCGACAGCGGGCAATGGCCTAAAGACGTGCCAATACCCGTTATAGAATAAAGGCGCTGTCATAAGCAGTTGCCAGCTTCAACCCATTGTTAGCTCAGTGGGTTTTTTTTAGGCGTAAAAAAGGGGCCGAAGCCCCTGTTTATTTTCTTCCCAGTAGTATTCGAAAAACAAACGCAAGGATCGCATAAATCATCATTGGACCCCGTCACGGTAAGCCCACTGGGCGAGTGCTGCTGCTATTTCGGCATCATTCACAGACACGCCAGCGCCCAGGGCAGCGCACCAAGCAGCGCACCACCACCGGCTGTCTTCTACGAACGTAAGGTTAATTTTGTTTTCTTGTGTCATTTTTGACCCTTAAATTTTGTATAGTCGTCGGCACTCTCAAAAGCCCAAAACCCACCACAAACCCTGCACACAGCGCAAGCCCAGGGCGCCCGTTTGTATGCTGTGCGGTATGTCTTACAACTAAAGAATTGTTTTTTCACGATTTAACCTTTTCTGGGTGCATAAGCAAACCCTTTAAATATGCGACGCTGTGGCCTGTCATGTTCGACAGCTCACGCAGGGTTAAATTTAGGTGGCTGTCGTAGTACTGCACAATTTCCGCTGGCGTGCTACTGTAATTTGGCTGTTCATTGTCCATTGTGTTCCCCTTATTTGGTCAAAATGTCAAAGTAGGCCAGCGCGCAAACCAGTAGCGCGGCAGCTGTGATGAGTGCGGTAAGAATGTCGGTTTTCATAGGGTTAACCCTTCACAATCAAACGGAAATTGTCTTTTTCCACTTTTTGCAAGTGGGCCATTTTTTTATTGCAGCACTTAGCCCAATATCTCGCGTCGGCACGGGTGAAAAAATGCCGTGTGACGACGCGTCCCAGGTTTCCATTGATTGACGCGGTCCAAAAATAGGACCGGGCCAAACCGCGCTGTAGGCGTTTTTCCAATTGGTCATGCGTCATGCTGCCACCTTTATGCGAATGACTTTGTTCATGCGCGCGCCATGCGCCGGGTATGCGATAACAGGCACGTCTTTGCTGTAGCAAGCCCGGCAGCCATTACAGCGGCCCCCATGTTCATAAGCCCGGCAAAGTGTGACCATATCAGGGTTAACCCTAGAATCGGGAACGATTACAGAACCATGCAAGCCGGGCAGGAATTCACCCACAATGGAATCAGACGACGGACGGATCATTACGTTAGGTAAGCTTTGCATCTGGCGCAAAACTAGGGCAAATTTTGGGAATTTGTGCATACGCGTTGGAAGCCAATGGGAGCACCAAGGCGTCCGCTGCATGACTTCTAACATTTTTTCCGCCAGACCCAAGGCGTACATGTCACCGGAATCAAACCACCGGAAGAATCGGTCATTCTGCAACTCTTGGACCATATCGTCTGCCCATTCCATGCGCTGCCAATCCTCTTTGTTGTGGGCGCGTGGTGCTTTGACGTTTGCAAAGACATAATTTCCGGTGGTGGCATAACAGCCCTTGCAAGCATCTACCAATACACCGGGAGATTCAATAGACCCAGGGCAGGTCTCCAAAGCTTGCAAAGACCATGAGCGAATGCCGTCTAGTTTGGAAGTGACTGAAATTTTCATGAAATACCCCTAAAAAGCCCCCGAAGGGAGAAAAGTAAAAAATCCCCGAAGGGTTTAGCCTACGAACCCGGTCAATTTTCGGAACAGATCCTGTTCACAATTGTTCTGGTAGTGCATAGCGTCTTCATAAATCTCAAGATAGTAGGCTTGCAGGTGGGCCTGAGCAACTTCTAAAATCTCGCCTATGTCAGTATCAACAGCCCATGTCAGACATACATCAGATTGGTCTAAGAGTTCGATTCGGTCCGCGTAGACCATGACCTGCAAAATGCCGTCTCCGTCTGCACAGTAGGTTTTGACCCAATCTTGGTTTTTGTCTGCTTCTATGATGTACCAGGTAATCATAGAAGAATCGAAGGTTTTGATTTTGCTCATGACTTAGACCTTTAAGAGACCCCGAAGGGATAAAGTGGAACAGCCCACACGTGTAGTGTAACAGAATCTTTGACAGCGGAAGTAGGATAAACCCTAATTTATGAAAGATTTTCCAAAATGGGAAGACCATGCAGAATCGATACAGTGAACTTTGACCGGAAGCTCAAAGACGCGGAGAGAGCGATTCTCTTAACAGCGGGACAGGGAGACCTTACAAGAGGATTCCACACAGTCTTAGAAATCTATAGAGTGCTGCACAACAAAGGGTATAGACCCGACATGCCAATGGACGCTGTAGAGTTCGCTGTGAAAGGTTATGCAGAAAACGCATAAAGCCAGCGAAGCAGGAAAGTACCCCTATAAGGGACCCTCCCATTCTCTCTCATGCAAAAAATGCATAACCTTTGCGCGCCCAGGTAAGCCCCCTACAGTTGAGGGTGAAGGGTAAGCCCCCTTAGTGTGTGAGCGTGGGCGTGGTGGGCCTGTGGTGCGCGCCTGTGTGCTGTGGTGGTGGTGCGTGGGCGTGGTGGTGCTGTGGTGGTGGTTGATAGGGGGGGGAGGGTGCGGTGCTAGGCGTAAAAGTTGCAGGAGCCTCCTCCGCTCTGAAAAAGGTAAACTAGGAAAACTTCCCGAAAGGACAAAAGTGGCTGTAGAAAAAAGAGGGCGTGGTCGTCCGCCTAAGATGACGATACAGAGGTATGCGGAGAATCCTCCTGCGGAACTGCCTAAGACTGATACTCTGCGGATGCGTGAGTTGAAGGAGTTGATGATTCGGTCTGGCGGGAAGAATGTGGCTGAGAAGGTCATAGAGATTGCGCTCAATGATGATCATCCTGGTCAGATGGCTGCGCTTAAGATGTGTTTGGACCGGACGTTGCCTGTGTCTATGTTTGAGAAGGACAAGAGCCAGAGGAATGCCATTACGATCAACATCACTGGGTTGGGTGTTGAGCCGACCATCATTGACCAAGAGGATATAACCGATGTCTGACCTGAATTTCTCCCTCTTACCTTGGCAGCAGACTGTCTACACGGACAAGACTCGGTTTAAGGTGATTGCGGCTGGTCGGCGGTGTGGGAAGTCTCGTCTGGCGGCTACTACCCTCATCATTGAGGCACTGAGGTGTCCAGCAGGGTCTGCGGTGT